CCCGCCGCGTACCTGTGGTGTAAAATCTATTCTGCCCCCATGTATTCGTTCCTTTCTTGGTGAGCGTATTCGTTCCCCCCGCAGAAATCACTGCCGCTCCCCCACCCCACTTATAATGATTCGCGTTTCCAACCACGAAAAGAAGTTGGTCAAGGTTTTCCCCCGTGTCCCACCATACAGCAAACCTCATTATTTCCGTTGTGCTCCATGAATCGGCAATGCGCGTCCATGCATCAACGTCTATGCCGTCAATAGTTCCGAGATACACCTCCAGTTCATCATCATAGAAACGTATCGGCAACTCTCCCCCGGTAGAGTTATGCCAAGTGAGGGCAGACCTTATTGCGGTTAGCGCGGAATTAGAAGCTCCCAAACGAGTATAGCCGCCACGAGATTGAACCTTTCTCTGGCGATTGATAAGGACGTTCTGGCTTCCCGAAACCAAAACCCTCTCTGGCGCATTGGTTGGGTCGACGGCCGAGTTATACTCTAAAACCTCGTCTATAATGTCAAAACGTGGTTGGCTCATATCAATTTCGATAGCGCGGGCCACTGCTCCAACGCCCGGCCGCTTTCATAGCTTGGCTGGGATGTTCGGACAAGAACCTCCCATATAAACCCGTTCCCAAAACAGGGTTTCCCAACTCACCATTGATAAAGTTGAGGTCAAACACGCTGTCGTTTCCCTCTATCTGCTGTGCTGATACTTTGGCTAGTTCATAGATAAAGATGAGCAACGAGGTTTCGTCATAAACTGTTTCGTCAGTATCAAGAGTTGGTCTTTGCAAATAAGTTCCTGCCGTATTCTTAAACCCATACCTTGAATAATACTTAATCATAAAAGACGTTCCGAGAGAGAAGAGGATGTTGTCTACCCGTATATTGGAAACTGCTCCGGTTGATTGAACAGTCAGTCGGAATGAATCTACTGTGGCAGGAGCGACAGTTCCCGTTTCTGTTGCGGTGCTCCACGGAATCCTTACCACATTCCACCCCGTTTGCCACGCAGAACCATCTGCCTGCGCTGTCTGCGCCACCCCCGTCCAGTAGGCCGTAGTCAAATCATTTCCCCATAGTCCCGTAACTCCGGTAAAGTTTGTGGTACTTTCGAGGTAAAAAGGAAGAATTATATCCGCAACCTCATCCCATTCCGTCAGGTCAAGGACAGTCGCGGTAGTGTTCTGAATCCCATCTCCGCTTGCCACAACATCAAATCGTATTGCCGCACTTCCGCTCCATTTCACAAGTTCGTCAGCAACTAAATTAGCGGCAGTGACAACCACACTCCACGTCCCATTAGCCGTCAACGAGTTCATGTTATGAAAAGTTTTGGGGCCGTTCTTTCTGTAGTTAATTCTTAAAATCTTAGTCCCCTCCCTTCCCTCAATAGAAATCCTCTTATTCTCAACATTCCTTTTTTGCGCGAACTCTCTGGCTAATCTGCGAAGAGCTTGATCGTAAGAACCCCTGTCTGCTTGGGGGGCAAGGTCTATAATTTCTCCGAAGTCAGACGGAACTGAATACACATCAATATCATCGTGGACGGTTTGAGAGAGCGTGTTATCCCGCATGAGTTCCACGGGTTTGATGTTGGAACGCACGACATTGTGCGCTCTTTCGCAAGCGTGATAAAAGTTCTTAATCTTGTTTACGGTTGCCCCGTGCATAAGGCCAGAAACGTGATTTTTTATTTCGCTTATTGCGGTAGCCATAGTTTTTAATGATTAAACCCGTTACGCTCCATCATGCCTTCCACCCGGGCGACCCTGTCCCGGATATTTCCGATTTCTTCTCGAAGTGATTTGATATCTTCTCCTAAATTATCAAACGCTTTTTGAATATCGCCCATGTGGTTTCCCTTAACTAGCGCATACACCTCTTCGGTAATTGCCTCGGTATTTGCGCTCTTGCGACCTAGCCGAGAAGCAAGCGCGCCAAACATCCCCGACTTCCACAGCGTGATGATTCCCAAAGCCGCCACGCCCTGCCATGTAACGATTCTTACGATGTTTTCTATCTGCTCAAATGAAATTGTGGCTAGTTGTTGTTCCATGGTTGTATTTCTTTTGTTACTACATTATAGCCGTCACTTGTTTGGGCAAAACTACGAGGCGCGGTAAGTTCTGCAAAAGTAGGCAGGTGAATATCTTTTAATCCTTCCCAGAGCCGAGAGATTACAATAATAACTTGAGTAGCGGTATTGGTAGTAACGGCGGCGGTATAAGTAACCGTTACGCTTATATAGTCGGTATCAATGGATCCCCCAGAAGTTCCACTATCTTTATTCATACGTGCGATAAAGTTAGCATTTGAAAATTCCGTATCAACCCACGTTCTGCCCCATGTATCGGTAGAACCTCCGTATGTTTTCACTTGAGGAGAACCGCACGTACCGCCAGTAACACTCGTTCTCTTTTCAGCAGTATAGTTCGTACCTGCGTTCCATGATAGATCAGAGTCTAAATCTTTGGTCGCCGCCGCCGCTTCTATAACAACAGTGATGCCGTCTATGGTGGATGCCGTGAAGGTGAAGCCAAAATCCGTGAAAGTACCAAGGGGGTTGGCATCATTCCCCGCCCCGCAGACACCGTTATCGGTAAGCACATCAGTGCATGCTATCCATGCACTACAGGCTGTAGGGAATGTAGCGCTAGTATCTGCCCCTAAAATTAAATCCTCAATTCTCTTTTCGTGCCCCCACCAGATAAGCCCTCCTACAAGGACTAAAAATAGGGCAAGCCCAATTCCAAATTTTATATCCAGTTTTTTCTTCATAGACAATTGGGGTTCTTTTTGGCATAACTAATCGTCCACAACGAACTCGACATACAATACCGTACTTGACGGCGCTCCGGCTTGAACATCCACGTCAAGGTTCACGAAGTTAGCAGCGGCGATTGTAGCGTTGGCAAATGAAGTGGTTGAAGCAGAAGCTGTACCGCAAGCTATAGTTGCGGAGAGTATATCCGTTCCTGCCGTTCCTGGAGTATTTTCTGCCCTTTCATCAAGTTGAATGGTAGTAGTTCCAGCTTGTAAGGAATGGCAACCAACCTCTGTTATCGTTATCGCTAACCGGGGAAAGAAAGCTACTGCCCCATCAGTAAAGTTATTCGTTGAAGATGGGTTTATGAGGTTGAAGGTTGCCGTGCGCGTAAACAGTTCTGCATCAGCCGCAAAATCATCCGTTGTGCGTGTCAATGATCGCCCTGCGGTAGTGATGTTATCAGCCGCAAGTGTCGCCTTCATTGTCGTTGTTGAATCATCATCAAGAAGTCCACGCGCTGAAGCCGTGATCGTTGTCGTTCCCCATGCGTCCGCACCGATAAAGTATGGAAGCTGATCTGCCGCCGTAACAAGCGCCGATAGATTCGTGAGAATGGTATCAAGCGATTGCGCGCCTATGTCCGAACGAAGCGTGCCGGAAGCCACGAACACGTACGCGCCCGTTGTGGTCGCATACACATAGCGGTTTACTGTCGGAGATGAAAGAGTATCAAGGTCAGCGTCTGATGCTTGAAGAGTAGATGTATCTGAAGGATTAGATACCCCCGCCAATCCAACCGAACTCACTATAAGAACTCCAGCTATAAGAATTGTGAGAAGAAGTTGTTTTTTCATAGATTTTCTGAACAGACAACAGTTGAGGTCGCCGTGCTAGTCCTGCAAAGCACCGCGCCAAGATACGGGTCGCTGTCGTCAAGGGTAATTGCTCCCCCGCTTCCTACGACCAGTTGAGCGGATGTGGTTGCATATCCTGTGGAGGTAGAGTTTTTGAGGCAATAAACAGCCGCAGAGAGGTTGTTAACGCACTGCGCGAAGTTTCTATCAGCGTTGCTTGCTAACACTTGAACAAATGTAATTCCAACCGTTGAGCTGGTAACGCTTGCGGAAGTGTATGCGTTGGGATTGCTTCGTAGTCTTCCTTCTACGCTTGGTGCGTAATGTAACGCAAACAAAGCAGAAGCAAGCACGAGAATCGAGATTGAGAGAATGTAGATTGGTGTATATTTTGCTTGTTTCATTTTTTATTGCGGCTTACGCGCTCGGCTTGGCTTCCGTAAAGAAGCCAAGCGAACGCATTAGTCCGCTGCTACTAATTCTTCGATTTCCACAACTGCCGTATCTGAACCTGTGCGCCAGAAAGTGATGAGGGCTTCGTTGCCTCCATCAATCTGATCGTCTGTTGCAGCAGAGCCGACCAGTGTGGTTGAGGCATCAGCTGCGAGGACGCTGGTGAGCGAGGTTGACGTGGTGTTGCGGAATAAGAAGGTGATCGTGTCGCCGTTTGTCGTAAGACAGTCGGCGATAACGTCTACCGCAGTCGGCAGGGTTGTTGAAGCCAATGCAACTAACGGAGCCCACTGCACAATGTTTGCATCGCAAACATTTGCGGCCGAGATCGTCGTTGTTGCGCCTGCTGTTCGGGTTACAATAGTACCCTCTTCAACGAGCGCGGCTTCTACTTCCCCGCTATAGTCTGCGGCAGCTCCGGTCGCGGCTCCGGTGACCGTAAGCGTAGTACCACGAATCTGTCCTGCGACAGATTGCGTAGAATCTACACTAATGCCGTTCGGAAAGCGTGAACCTAGCGGATTGGCTGATTGATTACCAACCAGCCCCGCTACTGCAACGACAAGCAAGGCGGCTAAGCCACCTGCGAGTCCCGCAAGTAAAACATCTTTTAATTTCATGATGTTAGCTGGTTAGTTTAAGTTTGCCCGACAGAGCAAACACTGATTGGTAATCCTATGCGCTGCCAGAACTTGCAGCGTAACCGGCCCAAGTTCCGAAGAAGCTCACTTCCGCGTAGCGGGAACGATGTTCCCAGCTATCGGTGCGAGAGTGTTTCGGTTCAATGAGGTCGGTGTTGAGGTCAGCGAACACCTTTCGGGCAATGTGATGGTTGCCTGAAATGATGTGGTAGCTGGTGTTGGCGTTGGTAGCCCCGTTGTAGGTAGAACCCAAGAAAACGGATGCTTTCAAAGCAACACGGCCGTAGTCCGTTTCAAAGACATTGAGGTTGTTTTCCGCGCTGTTGGCAAGTGCTTCGGAGTTAAGAATCTCCTTGGCGGTCTTGTAAAGCGTGAAGGGAACAACCATGCCTTCAAAAAGGTAGGAACCCGGCTCATCGTCCTGCGCCCTCTGGTTCGCTAACGAAGTAACGAGTGTCCAAAGAGCATCAGGGGTCAAAGCTGCGGTTTCCAAATTGTCTACGTTTCCACCGGTAATGGTGGTATGCGAGTTCGATGCCGCCGCATCACCGTCAGGAGTTGTGGAAACGCTGCCTGCGAATCCATCTCCATAGGTGTTAAGAACGGCATTGAAGTCCTGCGTAAGGCGGGCGCGGTCTCCGACCTGCTTGCCGATACGCTCTCGCTTCCCTACTTGGTCTGCCTTAAATGCTTCCCAAGCGATAGGAATGGACTTCATGTATTTGACAACCTGTGCGGTTGCCTGGTTGTCAATGCGAGTGTCGGAGGTGATGACTTCTTCCTGTACCCCATGTTCCTCGAACATTCCGACATTCTGGTCTTCATCGTAGATGAAAGTCCAGGTGTCTACAGGGCCAGTTTTGAAAAACATTTCATCACGGGCTGATAGATAGCCCGGCTGACGCTCGCGGTCGTATTCCTCCCAAAGTACCGTATCGATAGCAGTCGAAACTGCATCGGGAGAAAGATCGGGTGTAAAACCTCCAGTGATATTACCCATGGTTACGCCGCAACATCAGCTCTCATGACACGGGCATCAACGACAACATCGAGAGTACCGCGTCGCGCATCTCCATCGCGGATAGTAAGTCCGGATGTATCTGCGGTCGCGTCCTCATCAATGGTGTAAACGGCGGAGGTAAGGTCAAACAGAACCAAGTCCCACAGAAGACCGAGAATCTCGGTATCTGTGTCAACGCTGGCGGCTGTTTTTCCTTTTCCTCGAATACGAGTTCCGTGGGCTACGGGAACTTCAACAATAAGTTGGTCTTGCGCGATAACAGTACCGGCAGAATTAACTGCCATACTCTTCGCAGCAACACCACAAAAGTTATCAGTTCCAATCACCGGCTTTCCATCAGTAAGCACAACGACGGTATTAACGTCGGCGTCGCCAGTGGTGTAAGCCGAGAGATTATTTATTGGTTCCCCCGCGTATCCGCGCGTGGCCGAAGCCGCGACACGGAATCCTTGAGGGAAACAGAAGCCGATGGATTGTAAATCGCCTAATCCCATATTTTTGTGAGCTAAAAGCTGTTAAAACTACGAACGACTTTGCACGCTCGTCTTTTTGGTTTTGGGATCGTAGACAATAGTTCTTCCGTCTTTTGTTTTACGATTGTAAAGACCTGACTTGGCATCCCATTGATAACCAATGTTTGCCAATGCTTCAGCGTCTTTGCCCTTGAATGGAGCGGTTGATTCACCCCCTGATTCTTCGGGAAGCTGGTGTCCCCTTGAAGGAGAACCCTTTGTTTCCTTTGAAAGAAGGGAGCGTTTCAATTCATCATTCTCGGCGCGTAAAGCCCTGTGAGCCGATATAGCTTGGGCTTCCAAAAGCTGATCGGAAATACTCATGTCTTCGGGAAATCTGCGGTTACGATGAATTTCAACGATGTACTGCGCTTCCTCATCGCTCTTGGCTAATTTCTTAGCTTCAGAGAGAACAGTGTCGCGCTGACGATCCTTGTGTTCTTCTTCCCTGTTATTGGAAAGAATATCCTCAAGTTCCGCCCTTGTCAGAGGTTTATCCTCTGGCTCACCGTCTTCTTCTCGCTTTTTTTGGCGTTCCTTAAACGCCTCTCGCGCCTTGCTTCGAGTTTCCTCTAACTTGCGCTCCGCTTCTTCCCTTCGTTCCTTTTCCTGTGCGAGCAGTGCTTCGTAGTCTGGTTTATTATTGTCAAGGTTGTCAGTGATTTCCACATCTCCCTCTGGGGGAGTTATTGGTTTAGTCATATTGAACATCCAGTTTTATGAGATGGTGCTCGTTAAGCTGTTATGCTATCCCAATACGCTTGGGTGGGCGGGCGATACACGCCGTTTTCAAAAGACGTAATCTTCTGAAAGCGGCGTGTATCAAGTTTACAGGTGCTTGCCCTTCTCAAGAACAGCAAGTGCTCTTAATCGGGTTTCGATAACGTCATTTATAAAGGTCAATAGCTGGCCCCATAAAACGTCATCGGGATGCCGAGCTTGCTCAAACATCTTTTTCCCGACTTGATACCTAATGTCTTTTTGAAGAACTTTCCAAAGCCGCATAGAAAGAAATCGTTGGGCTTCTTCTCGTACATTGGCAAACTCTGAATTTGTTATTGGAAGACCCTCGAACGTCCATCCCTTTCCGTCATTGCGTAAGATGTCATCTGCGGTTACTGAACTCCATAAGTGCTTCACCGCTTCCGCAAGTATCTTTCGCTTTGACACTTCATCGGTCTGGGATTTCAGGGCTTCAAGCAACATTTCTGTACTTGCCTCCCTCAAAGTATCTTCCGTGAACCCTCCCAAGATTTTTATTATTTTATTCCGCATTTACCAATGCTTCTATGTCGGCCTTGAGAATCCTGCCCCCTGCACCGCTTCCTTTCACTTCTGAAAGGTTGATGCCGTGTTGTTCAGCAAGCTCAACGGCTCCGCCTGAAGCGTTTAATGCTTCGCGCTTGTTCGTACCTTTGTCGGCAACTTCATCATCTACGGTTGCCTTCGCACCTTCTTGATTCGGCTCTTCTGCTTTTTCAAGAACGGGCTTCTCTCTGGGCCTGTCTTTAACAAAGTTCCAGAAACAACCTTGCTCAAGTTTCTTGCCATTGTGCTTGATTGCCCCACCGAGCCGGTCATAGCAAGCAAGAACCATCGCGGGGTCAGCTTCAAGTCCGAGGCCAAGAACGACTATGTTGCCCTTGCGGTTGGTCTTCTGAACCAACTGCCCCTCGCGTCCCAAAACCCCGTTAATTACGCGGTTATACTTTTCCGCATTTAAGAGGCTATACTCTCCCAAGAAAACAGGGAGGTTTTCTCTCTTAACGTTGGGATTCTTTTTCGCTGATTTGGTTAATTGTGGCATATTTTATATTTATTATTTCGGAGCGACTACGCCATTGCTTCTGCCGGTAAAGAAGGTAAGTTCTCCACCGGTATAGCTTGGCCCCCGATTATATTTTGTACTGATCGTGATTTCATTAGGGAATCTACATCGTTCGGCTTCCACGTTTCTATCAGGTTTCGTATAAGCGCCTGGGGTTCTATTTCGGGATCATTTCTCAAGAGGGTATACATCCGTTCGGAGATTTGCTGTTCAAACGCCCTGTTTCTCGGAAGCATCTCGTCCGGTTCAACCCTTGTCAGATACTTCATCTTTGAAAACAGATGAGGGTTAAAGACATAGATTGCCCGCTTGTTATTCGGATACCCCGCCTCTCGAAGCAATTTGGCTCCCCTGCGCAGATACTCTTTCCTGCTCATCTTCCTTCCCATTAAGGATTCCTCAAACCTGATTTCTTTCGACACTTTCTTCCCATCAACTTTTTGGTCTTGCAAAACAAATGTTCGGTATTTCAATCCTCCAACTATCTCATCTGCTTCTGCGGTGGTAAGGTGCTGGAGAGCGATGTCAACCATGAGTTCTCCCGCCTGCTGAACGCTACTCCCAAGATTTTTCATTACGCCGGATAAAAGTATTCTGGCGTTCTGTTCAGCCCTTGATACAGTAAACGCTTTTTGAGACGCGGCGGGTAATTGCCCTGCCTGTGTTTCATTGATGGATGCTTCTGAAAGGGAATCCTCTGCTTCTTTAAGATGTCTAAAATCTTCGTTGTAAGCCGGCACAAGTGGAAATGCTCTGGCATTGGGATTTTGTGTGGACAAAACAGAACCGGGAAACACTACCGAAGAATCTATCTGGTCTACGCCGGTAAACATTACGGGCTGTTCAAGATCAAGGAACTTGCGATTCATTGAAACCCCCCAAAGCGCGTCTACAAGCTGGTCGTCCCACCCCACTTCCTGCATCATGCTTGCGAAGTAGAAGAAGTGTTCGTTGACGCGGTGATAGCCGAACGGCACCACGTTATACTTCGGCGCGTTTCTATTATCCCGATGCTTGATTGGGTTATAGTCTACGTTCGGATTCCCGAAATAAATTCCGTCAATGAACTTGATTTCCGCGTCGTATGTCCGGTGCTTGTACGTCATCACCATTGCCAGATTGGGATTGGTTTCGTCTTTTATGTCGTAGAATAATCCATCATCGGGGTCGTACATTCTCCTAACCCCCTCCTGAATAAAAACCCAGTGAGGATGGTCTTTGTGTTTCTGTTCAAGTTCGGAGTATTCAACCCATTCGATTTCCACAATAGCTCTCTGCCGTTGTATGTTTTGAATGTACGCGTTGGTTATTAAAACTTGTGAGGCAGACAGGATTTCTGTTTGGGTCCCTGAAAGCTCTTCGTCCATAATGTATTCGGTCGTATAGCCGTCTTCGGTGGGAACTTTTATTTCCTGCTCCGCATTACAATACTCAACTCGCAAGTAAGTAACGGGGTTATACAAAACTCCCATTGAAGCCAGTAAAAAGTTTTCGCGATAGTTTGAGTTGACGATCTGCCATTCCACCAACCCCCTCATGCCATTTGCCATCGCAATATCATCTTCTTGGGAAGAATTGTCGGGAACCACATTGGGTACCAAGAAAGAAGAGGTGAGGTGGGCGTGTTGAGCAAATGCCTTCTTTCTGGCTAACCCCCTAGTACCTTTCCACTTCCACCATTCTTCGGGGGTCCGGCTATCATCAACGTAAGAATGAAATGTCCTTTTGTCCCTCGAGTTTCTTTCGATAACGGAAAGACCGTTATATTCCATTCTCGATTCATGCAAAATTTCTTCCCCCCTCCACACATCTTGTAAAAGGTGCTTGGAAACAGCCGCAACGTCTTCGCTCGGTTGGTACATGGACACTTGCGAATCTTTTTGTTTAACAAAATGCCTCATAAAAAATACGCCGAGCTGTTAGCGGCGTGTACCTTAATTATAAAATAATTTGACGTTATTATCATTGTGTTCTGTGTATAACTATTGCCATGGCTTTCTCACATTCAATTTATCTCCTCCCGAAACAGAAACAGCCATTGAGGGAGTTGGTTTTCTGATGTGCATAATGGAACTCATGTGCGGAAGTTTTAATTCAAACATCATTCGGATTATCGCCGCATCCAAAAAGTCCGGCGACCTACCCAACTCTATCTTCATTTCTTCTTTACTTTGTATTCTCGGCTTCCCTTCTTTGTCGGGGTCTTTATCTTTAATAATTTCAAACTCCTCGATAAACTCATTTTTCTGCCCTTCGTTAAGCGTATCGGGGTTTACGGACATTCTGTGTTCAACAACGTGCATGGCCAGCTTAAATGCACATTGCGATTTTAGATTAGCAAAGTTAGGTATATCTTCAGAACCGTCCGGCAGGGGAGAAGAGTTGGCAATGAACCCCTTAGTGCCGGGCAGATTATCCGATACCCCTCCCCCCACTCCTATCTCGTCTACTGCGATATGGGAATAGGGGATTTTTTCTTTGAACGCAATATCCCGAATAGCTTGAGTGGTTTTATCAAGGGTTTGTTTTTCGTAAACGTGAACTCCGTAAACATGGAATCCGTCCCAAAGAAGGATAACGGTCTTATCCTTTCCTAACCTCGCTATGTCCGCCGTCAGGTACTTTTCCCCTTTTTCGGGAGGATTGGTGAACAGATCGGTTATGGAATCGTAGTCAATCAATCTCGCCGGATCGTCGTCATATTCCCAATTCCCGTAAAGCAGTCTTTGTTTCGTTTGCCTGTCGGAAATCCTGCGAAGCTGTTGTATGTAAGTTTCATCCAAATAAGGATTGTCCTGCACGAACGCCTGAACGAACGCCCTGTGTTCCGATAACTCCCCCAACTTCCACGGTTTGTAAAATAGCCGATATAAAAAATTCTTCATCGGGTTTGAGGCCAATACCAAGACGGGTTTTATCTTCTCCGTTTTTCCCCCGAAGGTAAACTCGTTATTCCTCCCTATCCTCGTAGTCAGAATATCGTATGCCTTTTGGGATATTTCCCCAGCCTCATCCACCGCGGCTCCCGTCAGTTCCAAAGAACCTAAGTCCTGCATTTCGGGGTCGGAGGGGTTTAACTTTAATTCCATAAGCAAAATCTCCGATCCATTGTGAAAAGTAATAATTCCTGCCTGCCCATTATAATTCCAGTGAACATCTTTCTTTAACCCGTGGTGTCGGAACACTTTGAAAAGGGTATTCAGCGTGGTGGCTTTTAATTGCTTCAATTCATTTCTTCCGAGAAGGAATCTTGCCATGGGGAATCTCAAACATTGCGTCATCAACCATTCGCAAATAAGCCAGGACTTCCCCGGCCCCGCCGCTCCTCCGAACAGCAGTTCAGTCGTTATCTCATCATTTATAAACTGATATGCCTCGTGCTGTTTTCGAGTAGGATTAATTGTTATGTCCATAACATTGTTTGCATATTAGCTTAATGTCGTAAACCGTTTTTCCCCCGCGCAAAATATATTCCCCCTGCTTACCGCATTTGCAGAGGTTTCTTTTTAATTGCTTGAGAACAAAGAGGATGTAGGGTTTCATTTTAGAAAAAATTGGGTTGCTATGTGTATAGGAATAACTACGCAGGAAAACACCCCCCTCCCCCCCTTCACTATCCCCCTACCCTCTGTATATCTACCAATATCTACCAGAATCAACGTAGGCGCTTTGTTTTTGTGTTTGAGGGGTAAGGGTACATACAAGGTATATCGTGCTGCATAGAGCGATATAGAGCTTAATCATCTGTCGCACAATATGCATTTTGCGACACATCGCCATTAAATGGCTTGGTTATGCGGTTATATGCCCTTATCTCGTCTACATAGAGCACAGAAGCAAGAAGAGGGATGAGCGCGGCGCATTATCGTTGTTGGTTCTGCGGACTTATTGAAGCATGAGCAAGTGAGGCAATGTTTTTTGTCCGGCTTGCGGCTTGATTGCTTCCTACACTTTGCGTCGCAATACTTTGCCGTTGATCGTTTAGCGTTAAACTCCTTATCACAATTAGTACATTTCATAGTTATTCTTAGCGTGACGTTAGCGTGACAATATATGTAGTTAGCGTAACGTTAGCGTGACGTTAGCGTAATCATCCGTTACTATCCGTTACATCATTCTCTATCACTTTATTGTCTTTGGGAGGGTTGTAGTTGAATTGTAGAATGGTTAAGTTGGCCGGTGCCGGTACTTGGTTCTTTTTATATTCGATAGTGCGAGCTTCGAGAACGAACTTGCTGGAATCCTGTTGAATACTGTGTTTATGCTTGTTATATCCGTTTTTGTCCTCTATCTGCATATCTAAATCTCTCTCAATATTCCTTTCCGCCTTCGCTATCATATTCTCACTTTTCATCCTTCTGATACTTTCTGATATCCAAGCCGGTAACTGCGATATTATGGTTTTTGCATACTCTTTAGTGTATCCTGCTTTTAAGGCGCTTTGTAATGCATTAGAGAATGTTTGGGGGTGGTTTTGGCGATCCGTATAGTAAAGCCAAAATAAAGACTGTCGCAGGTCTATTAGTTGCGGCTTATCCTTGAGGGCTACATATTGCCCGTTAGGTTGTCTGTTCCGTTTTATCCTAGCCATTGAATGAAAAAAGCGCCTGTTATGGCGCGGTGGTGTCCGGGGAGAGCCCGGCTGGTGTTGTATCTATACAATAGCATAGTTTAGCTGACTAAACTAGCCATGGAGTTATGCACAGGGGGGTTGCAATGTCTTACGGCTTGTGATATACTTATGGTATAACCGGTAAATACATAAAGGGCGTGCCGGTGATAATAGAAATAAAATACAATGTACACAATAAAGACGCGAGATGGTTCTGTGTTGGATATTGGGCGGCGCGAGTTTCATGGGTGGCTTGTTCTTAGAGGTCTAACAAAAAAAAGAGATTCGTTGAATGAGATGCAAAAAAAGGAGTCCGATGGACCTTACGATCTATACAGAACGACGAATGGGTATATTTATGCAATAGTTGATTAAATACCAAAAAACGGCCTCATAGGATCGAATATGAAGCGTTTAAAAAATAAGAGTTGAACAATACCATGAATAAACTAGCATTGTGCGCGGTGGTTGCAGAAGGCGGGGCGCGGCTGGTAGCGTTTCAAGATGTGATGGGAACGTACCGGCTGGAGAATCAGTATGGGGTTACAGTAGCCCGCGAAAAAGAGTTCGAGGAAGCGCGAGAGCTGTTCGAGGGATTGGAGCGGGAGGGTTGGGGCGAGTATGTGCCCGGCTGGGAGTATGCGCTTGTCGAGAGTGCATAAAATAGTTTAATTAATTAGTAAAAACATGAAAAAAATACCAGAACGGATATATAATGAAATGCTGGAAGTGTTGCCGCCTGCTATTATGCGCGCCGATGCTTTCCTTGTCGGCGAGCCCACAACGCACAACGACAAGGGCGAGCCGGTCTATGGTGCATACGCGCGGGTCGGAAAAGAGTTTTTCGTAGCGCGTAATATGACGGTGCGCGAGTTTAAGGAATGGAAGCCGGAGAATGACGAGGACGAGGGAGCGGCGGAGCAGTACGAGGAGGAAATGCGCCTAGTAGATGAGCATGGAGCGGAAGCGGTCGCGGCTTATCTATCATTGAATATCGGGAAGCTTGAAGACTTCGAGGAGGCTTTCGCCGGTAAGTTTGTAAACCATGAGGAGTTCGCGCAGGATATGGCCGAGCAGTTAGGGAGTATTGATAAGAGCGCCGTATGGCCTCAAACGTGCATAGACTGGGAATATGCCGCGCGTGAGTTGATGTATGACTATAGCGAGGAGGGGGGATATTATTTTAGGAATCTTTAGGCCTCTGACATAGTGCCGGATTATCCCGGCCCTATGATGAGCGGCTACCGCTCAATAAAGCTCACTATCCCGTGGGTGGGTACATTAAAAAATGAAGATGTCAGTGAATAATATTATAAAGCGCATAATGAGCGATGCGGATATACATCACAATATATCTACACTGGGAATGAAGTTGCCCGATGCTCCCGAGGAAGCTCCCAATATTATATTCTGGGATACTTGCGCAATGCTCATAGAAGACTTTATCGAAGTATGGAAGTATGAGCCGCGCAATGACTCGGGCAATCGTAACCTATGCGGATGCGCTCGAAAAGTTATATGCACGGCCGATGACTTCAAAAAAGACAATGGCTATAATGGCCGGAGTTACATTGATGCATATCGTCGCTGGATGAGTTATGCCGAAGCCAAAAAGCTAGGTATAATTGATAAGCAGGTACCGGGAATAACATCGGATGGCGCATGTATGGAGCATGACTTGTATCATGTATACCAACATGGAAGAATGGGAGCAACATTGTATTGGAATAAATACTGGGATAGTAAAAATTCAGGTTTTTACTTCAAGTATGATGCGGAAGAGCTGGAAGAAAAAGAAACACACGAGCTATCGAAGATTGCTGATGATATATCCGCATTCAATGAGGCCGTGGAGTGCATGCTCAAGATACTTCCGGATGCGCTAAAATGCGCATATGAAGACTGGGAGGCGCAAGATAAGGAAGATAAGCGAAAAGATGCGCTAGGATACAATAAAACGCTCGGAGCTTTGCTCGAAGACAACAATGAGCAAATTAAGCGACTAGCGAAGGGAATAAAAAGAGAATTAAATAAATAACGCTTGCAACAAGCGACAACGCCATAATGGCCGCATCGCTTCACAACAAGCCGCATGACACGGGACATGCGGTTTTTTTGTTTTCTCGCGCTTGCCGGCGGGCTTGCCTAGAGGCGCAAGCCGGGCGGCGCGATAAGACCGAAACATTAGGTGAGGCGGTGCAAACTTGAAATAACGAAATAATGGGCAAAATCCGTGGAAACCTTTTGTAAAAGTTTCAAAAATCCCTAGCTTTCTTTGTAAAAATTGCTCCCGATTCAATCTTCTGCTTGCAACGATTACAGTGCTCCTCAAACATATTCTTTGAGTGGAATAATTTTGAACAGATGTCGCATCTTACATTTTTGTTTTTTTTAGCCATTATGGTCTTGTTTGTATCTTATATCTCCAGTGGGCGGCATCCGACAATACCGTTACGTTGTAACTACGCCATGAGTTAAGGTGGCCTATGAAGAAATGGTGATCCCGGCACAAGCTCGTAAGATTCATGTAATCGAGTTCTAGTGCTGGGTCTTGAGAGAACGGGATAATGTGATGGACATCAACTCTCTTGCTATCGCAAACCATACAAAATGGGTTTTCTTTTGCGAACTTATTTCTCACTTCCCGCCATCGCGGGTCGCGCTTTGCTCCCAGAGCCCTCATGGTCTCTGATCCCAATAATCTTTTGAAGAAGTTAAGCATTTTTAGCACGATTCCTTATTTTGCTCCTTGCCTCTACGAAGGAAATAGCGTTGTTATAGATTTCCCCGGATAGGGCGTAGGCGCATTGATCGAGAAAGTTGTCCGCTCCTTTCGCGCTAGTCCTTGCCCTAACAAACTTATACTGATTCCCGTACGCCTCTATTTCTTGAGAGACTCTGAATTGGGGGTCTTGGATATACTTGTCCCACCATTCTTTAGTTTTTTTGCCAAACTCTTGCTGTTGAAGGTGAGTGGATTCGTGTACTAGCAGGTGCTCCGTCATTTTCTCAAGGTTGTGGTATATAGTATCTTCGTAAGCAAAGGCAAGGGGTCTTTCCCAGTTCACAGCGGGAAATGCTTTGACAATATCATTCCAGTTCGGCGGCTTCTGTTTTTTTACTTTGATTTCCATTTTACTTTGATTTCCATGTGAGATACCTCGGCCACAACCAGCCCAATCTCTTCTTATGGGGGACTTTGAGCCGACCTTTCTTGTAAAGCGACCTACCGACAAAGAACCAAAAATTGTAAATCTTGCGTAGCATATCTTTATCTTCTGAACTCATCCAACACACTAGCCCACCTTTTATTTTCTTCTGTGTGGTCAAGAAAGTAAAAGGTATCGCCTTCCCTTGTATAGGTAAACGACAAAAATATGTCCACATAAACAGGGAATTGGGACGTGTACGCAGATATCTCTTTCAGTGCCTTTAAGAATTTTGGGGACGTTACAACTGCCTGACCATCTTTTATTTCTTTCTCAATGAAGTCGACATTGACGTTTCCCGAGCTATACAATTTTTTCCCCTCTTTGAGGTACTCACTAACTGCTATCTTGATGGTTACTTTCACCACTTCTTCCAGTTGTTCAATGTTCTCACTTTCTGTTCCTTTTGTGTAACTGTTGCCGAAAAGCGCAAAAGACCAAAGCGTTTCTCCATCTCTTTTCGCTGTTTTTATCTCAACGTCGTAAATTTTCATTACAATTTGAACACAAATCTGGTTTACCCATTTCTCTCACTAGACTTGGTTCGGTAAATCCACCACACCCATCACAATAAACTAAATCTTGTTCCAAAAAAGACAATCTTCTGCCGCCAAAACGTGAATCACTAAACATAATTCCGAAAAGTAAGTTCCTAATAAATCTTTTCATGTTATAGGAGTTCATCCCTATGCTGAAACGCCGCCCTTTCGTGATCGGCTTGCATCTCTTCAAGATTTTCGCGTTGTATGCCCTCCTTGCGAGCGAAAAGCATATTGTAGATGGCAAGCTCTTTAGCTATTGCTTTATACCCTTCGTAGGGGGGTTTCTCGTCTACTTCGGGAATGAGGATTTTGACAGTGAGGAGGTTTGCGGCAACTTCTACGGCGTTTTCAACTATCTGACAAACGACCTTTGTGGGGTCAATGACATCTTCGGGAATCTCAAACGGCTCCTCGTTGTTGGTCTGTATCTGCTCATAGGGTGCGCGTAGGGCTTCCAAAAAGAACGCAGGCGCGTCCTGGCGCTCTTTTTCCAACTCATCGGCTATATCTTTAAGGCAAAGCCCGCCTCCCCGAACATACCCATCTTGAAGAGCGGCCTTGCAAGCATATTGCGCGTCTTCTACTTTCAATTTCATCGGTAAGCTCTCGGCTTGTGTAGAAGCACCAACCCTGATAACCGCTACTCCAGCCCCCAAAGAAGCGATGCGCCTACGCAACAGGTTTTTAAATGACTGTTGCCTTTCCTCGTCTACTTGAGCTTTCAATGTTTCGATGCGCTCCTCTAGCGGAGAAGTTGCCTCCATTTCGCTGTTGTTTATCTGCACCTTCCTTCTCTGTGATCCCCGTCCTCCAACAGCAATAGCGTCTTCCCTTGCCTCTGTATCGGTTGTTACAACTTTTTCAGCGAAGCCCAAGTCCTCGTCCTTAATGCTTTCTAGCTTGCGCCCTGACTTTTCGGAAATAAAGTTAGCGCCGAAGTAAACGGAGAGGTCTTCCCATTGTTCCGTTCTCAATGAGGGGGCTTTGATGGGGTATATGTCTATGCCGGTTGGTTGCAAAACGATTGCATCGCCTTGCTTCACTGGCTTGAACACAGTTTGATAAATCATTTGAAGGACTTTTGTGGAGAAATTCGGGGCTATAACAACAACCTTTTTATTGTTGCGAAGCATGCCCTCGAAATACGCCCTTGCTTGTGCCTCGTTATCTATCTTGTAATCGGTGATGGCCACCGCGCATTGTTCAGCAACCATCTGAAACTTCTTTTTGTTGTTCAAAAACGCCCGGTCTGCTGGTTTGGCAGGAAATCTTGCGCCTTTGATTATTTCTGTTTCTATTTCTCCCTTAAACCCTTCAACGACATCTACAAACCCATCCGTACCAACCTCCCAAACAACATCGGAAACGAGTTTTGCAACTTTCTCATCTCCGGTAGAAATAAGGGCTATCTGATTAAGCTCTTCTTTCGTTTCTACTTTCTTTGCCCTTGCCCTGACCTTCTCCTGAACTACTTTAGAAAGTTCGAGCATCTTCCTTCGCGCCTTTTTGGGGGTTTCGTGAGAACCCTCAACGCGAATAGCCAATTCCCTTCCAGAGAATAGGTTGAAGCCGCCATTGATTAAGGCGCCGGCAACTACGGCCGTAGAAGTTGTGCCATCGCCAACTTCTTCATTGGTTCTTTTAACGGCTTCCTCAAAAGCATCTTTTACTAACTTCTCAAACTCATCTTCGGGATCAATTACTCCCGCAATAGTATATCCATCTTCTGTCATTCTCGGCCCCCTGTTCCATGTGTTGTACATGAGAGCACGGGCGGAGTTTGGGCCGAGAGCGAGCTTCAAGGGTTCGTAAACCCTATTCACTCCCGCCAGTATTTTTTCCTGCGCTTTTACGCCTAACAATAGTTTTGTTGACTTCATGTTTCATTGTTTTGACGCGGTGTTGTTGTTGTAAGACTTTTATTACTCTAACTAAATTTTCCTCCGTGCGATCTTTAGATGTCGCCGCTTTTTCAAGCAACTCTTGATTTTACACAAGGCACAACTATCAAAAAACTTAACCAACTCTACAAGTCCCCACCAAGCGTCTATACACTCCCAAAACATATCGTATGCTATTTGTGAATCAAGAAAACCGGTTACACGAAGTCCCTTATATGCTTCGTCAAACTTTTTGTGCGCTTGATCTTCCTTCTTTTTAATTTCTAGCAAAGTCCTCTGGCTTCTCATATTAGTATGGCTCTTCCCATAAATCTTTTAGAAGAAGAATGCCCACTGGTAGAATAACCAACGAGATGCCCACTGCCCCAACTATCGGAACATGCTGTCCCATAAAAAATAAAGGAATGGTTAAGAGGAAAAGTGCTGAAAGCACAGAAATTGTTATCAAGATTTTTGTAAACATTTTATTTTATTTGGATTTATCCCTTTGGTTTATACCAAAATCGTGTATCTTCCCCCTATGTGGAGGGGAAACCGACCTTTGAGCTGGCGGATTTGTGGCTTGGATTTTTATACCGTAGAAAATGCTTCTTGGAGAAAGGTGGAGGGGTTTCAAATCCTCCATTTTTCCAATTATCACGGCATCCTTTTTGTCTGCGTTAAGTTCGAGTTTTGTGGCAACAAAATCTTCTAAATCCTTTCGAGTTTTGAAATTTTTAGCTTGGATTTCTAATGTCATAGAATTTATTATACCATAGAACGGTTTGGGGTTATCCACAAGAGTTTGGTTGACTAAACTCTCTTCTAAGCTTAGTTTGTATTGGGGTTAGACTTCTCGTAGCAAGGACTGCACGTGCCATCTGTACCATCTGCAGGATTCTTTGCACACTTATTGCAAGCATTGACAAGCATGGCTCCCTCTCTGGTTGCACAATAGCCGCTACCAGCAACCTTGCCTTCATCATCAAATAAACCCCTCTCAAAACTTGCATACCCTTTTCTTTTTAAGGCACGACAGGCAAGACGAACCTCGCGCACAGTAAGTCCCGTTCCCTTAGCTGTGTACTTGAAATAGGTACAGTTTGAATCGTCACCGTAGATTTCGGCTAAGTGCCTTAGAACTTTTTCTTGCTTTTCGCTAATTTCTTTCATAAAAGTATTTCCTTTGCTTTCTCCAATTCTTTAGTGTTTGTTATGGGTTTTCAAAAGATTATTCCAGTATGCTAGGATAAAACAAATACGCTTTTTTGAACTTATATGGCTTCTTTTCTTTGTGAGAGATGTGTCTATTCATTTGTTTCATGGCGGAAACGGCAAATTCTTTATCAAAGTAAAATGGTAATTGTTCAGTTAATACCTCACTATCTTTGTCCACCACTGCGTAAACGGGAATAGCTGTGCCTATACAATGTCTCTCTTCGCCTTGCTTCCATTGCACACTTTCTGTTCCAATTAAAGAAATCTCATCACCATAAACAATCCCATTTTTTAATTCTTTGGTGGTAATAAGCATATTCCTTACTTTGCTGATATACACTTTTTTTGGCTTTAGTTGAGTCATAATTTTTGTTTTCATAATATTTTCATACATATCGGGTTGGGAAGTATAAGAAGTTGTGAGTCCGCCCTGTAGCACATCTGCACACTCCTTATCACGAAGATTGCGGACTCCTTTGTTCCATTTTTCTTGGGGTGTTGGGGTCATAAGTTTTTTAGTAAAAATTTCATATTTACACTTTCCGAACGGGAATCATATCCCATTTCTCCCCATCTAATACTCCCGATCTTTTCTTAAAGCGCGTTTCGCAGGAGGGACAAATAGCGATTTGTAACTTTGAGTGATTGCAAGTTTCCTCGTCTTCGACCTTTCCCCGCAATTCCTTAATTCTCATTCTCACGTCCGGCGCGGGTAATTCGCTCAATTCTTCAACTGTTTCAAAGAAGTTTTGCTTCGTTACGGTTCCGTCCTGGAGGGCTTGATTGAGATTTACGAGTTGAGTCCAATTCTTACATTTTTCCGTAATTTTTGCGGGAGAGACACCAAATTCAATAATAATCTTTTCCACTACATTAACATATTGTGTGGCTTGGATATATCCGAACTTCAAACCAAGTTCCTGCGACTGACAAAAATCTCTGAACGATTCATACCCCCCATACTTGTAATACTCGGTCTTGTACCAGAACCAAAGAATCATTCCCTTGCGAATCTTCCCCTCAAACTCTTTCTGTTCTTCCTCAAACCAAAGATTTAATAGTTTCTTGTGAAGGTTGAAGCGGGTGTTTTCTTTTTTTGCGAGGTTCCCGAATAAATCTTTTTCGAGTTTTATAATCAGAGATTTTTCCTTTGATGATAGTTCCATTTATAGTAAATTTAACCTACGAAGAAACCGATATACTCTACTCTAAGCTATCGTGTTTCGGAAACCTTACTGACCTCATAAACTCATGGCTATCAATAAAATACCATTCGCTTTGCCGATACCAACCTATCCTGTTCATACATCTTTCAGAAAAACTTTTCGTGTATTTTGGAAGTAGCGGTACGGTTACTTTCTGGGCCAACCCTTTTATCGTGTCAAAATCTATCAATCTCATTTTTTCCCCGATTTGTGCAGTTGTGTATGTGTTTTGTAAGTTTTTCATAATATGTTTATCTTAACAAAAACTAAACTATCTTGTCAACAACTTTATACACACCCCTAACTATGGCTTCCAGTATGTCTTTATTGTCTATGAGGGCTTGTCGTGCCTTGCCCATTCCAACCCCCAACTTGTTATCTCCAAGGAAAATAGAGTTGCCCTCTTTTTTAAGAACGCCATATTTAATTCCCGCTTCAATAACATCGAGTTCGTAAGAGATGCCTTCACCAAAAAGTATATTGAACTCGCAAACTTTGAAAGGAGCTGAAAACTTATTCTTTGAAACTTTAACTATTGTTCTGTTTCCGATTGCGTCATCGCCGTCTTTGAGGGTTGCCTTTCTGCTAACATCTAATCTCACTGAAGCGTGGTACTTGAGGGCTTTCCCTCCGGGGGTGATATTTGGATTTCCGTAAGTCTGCCCGACATTGGTTCTAAGCTGATTTACAAACAACAGCATTGTTTTGGTTCTCGCGGCAATGCCCGTTATCTTGCGAAGGAGTTTGGACATTAACCTTGCTTGTAGTGCTATTTGGTGGTCTTCAATATCGCCGTCTATCTCTTTGAGGGGGGCAAGGGCGGCCACAGAATCAACAACTACAACCCCAACTTCTCCCGATCTCACAAGCGCCTCAAGAATAACTGCGGCTTCTTCGCCGGAATCCGGTTGAGAGATTTGCATGGACTTGGTATTAACTCCAATAGCTTCTGCGTAACTTGGGTCTAATGCGTGTTCTGCGTCTATGAAAGCGACATTGAATCCTTTTTTTTGTGCCTCTTTGATGACATGGAGGGCAAGCGTGGTCTTGCCTGACGCCTCCACCCCGAAAACCTCCACGATCCTTCCTCGCGGCAATCCCCCAATTCCTAAAGCAATGTCTAGGGAAAGGGAGCCGGTGGATATCACTTCCGTTTCAATCTTTCGCGCCTCTCCTAGTGTCATAATCGAACCCTCCCCGAATCTTTCCCGGATATAGGCGATTGCATCTTCAAGAGAATCTACTTCGATTTTAGGTTCTTTTTCTTTTTTAGCCATATATTTTTTTCTTTTCTTCAGAGGTTCGGATTAAGGCGGTACATACTACCGTTTTTGACGACCGTGCTTGTTCGCATTAGTTTTCCCCATTCGTTCGATGTATGTCCGGCTTTCGCGGCAACGCCAAGAGCTAATGCAACCTGTTCACGCGAAAACTCTCTCGGTGAGTTCTCTGCTAGAAATGTGAGAATACGAGTTGCGAGTGAACCGGTGCCGAGTTTATTTTTCCACAATTCAACTGCGCCGTTTGATGCTGGTCCTGCCGTAGTATGTTCTGATTTTATAGAACCGACAGCACATTGAACAGAGCTTATAACTGCTTGCAATCCTCGTATCTCAACATCTTTTCTTAATAATTGAGATTCATACTCATTTCTTATTTGCGCGATGTTTTCTGTTGGTTTTTCTAAAACAAGCAATTCTTTTGTTGCCCTTCCTTTTTGCGTTTTTTCTTTTTTAACTGATTGAGAGAACTTCGTAATGAATCCTTGAATATCGGTTGAGTCAAGTGTAGGCATTACAAAATCAGTCCCTAACTTCTCTCTGTCGGGGTGGAATGTTTCTCGCTTGCGGATTTTGATACGCTCAAATGTTTCAAGAAACTCTGGCGACCATATCCAACCCTCTCCTTTTCCAAGAGAAGGAAGCGATGACATGAACTTGTCGAAATCACCCTCTGCCGAATGATACTCAACCCAATCAGCGAGTGCTTTCCTGTCTTGTGGGGATGTATTTTGAAATGCCAAGAGCGTGTCAAGCTGTGTGAGAACGTCTTTATTAATTGTGGCGGCTCTTTGGTTAATTAGCGTTACTCCTATACCACGATTGCGTCCCATTACGACAAGATTCGATACCGCGTTGAAAACTACCCCAAGTCCACCGAACACACGTTGTGGAAGAAACTCGTGCGCTTCCTCAATGAAAATGTGGCGTGGGGTGTTGTTGATATTCAACAGTTCATCGGCAAACTCCGCAATCAGGTGTCGTTGCGCCGATTTCGGAAGCCCGAATGTGTTTATCACGCACGATACATTGTCTTTTACAACTGCTTGTGCGATTTGTCTTCCCATTTCTCGATCAAGCAAAATATCTTCGTGTTGAACGCCGAACACAACCACGGGCAAGCCCTTATCTTTCCCGTTGGCCGCCAAACGCAAACCCCACCATACATCAATCGGATCAAACACAACAAAGGGTATGTTGGCTTTCAAAAACTCCTCTGCCATTACTGCGCCTGTGTATGTTTTTCCGGCCCCGCGCTTCGCCAAAATTGCGAAAGTCTTAGTAGCGGCGTTTATAGGAATCTGTACTGAACCTAAATTTAATTTGTTCATGATATTTTGTTTTATTTATTATTATGTTTGTAGTTCTTCAAAATAGATAGAAATGTTTTGTGGGGCATTGCCGCGAGAGGAATATAACCCTTTGGGTGCCATACAACAACTTTCTCTAATGCTTCTTTGGGAAACCTGCCGTCAGACCAGTTTAGTTGGCTAAACTCCTTACAAAGTTGCTCATACCACGCAAACGGTATCACTACCACAGAAACTCTTGAGTTTTTCGGTGTCCACCAGATAAAGAACCTTGGAACCAATCCCCAATCTCCCAATTCATTCGCTTGCTCAATCCATTTCTTTGAGAAGGAGGAATAGCCATGTTTGATTTCCGCAACCACTTTATCGTCGGCGAGGAAATTGTCTTTGAACCAAAGGTCTCCCGCCCAGTCGTCTCCGCTAAAGTTCGCCATTGCGCCCGATCCCGGAGTTCTCCGTATCACGCCGCCAACAACTGAAAGTAAAAGTTTCTCAACGTCTTTCTCTTTTGCTTTGCCCTTTCGTTTGTTGCGCCTACCCTGTCTGGCGTAACAGGCGGGACATCGGTGAAGGCGATTTCCTTTTTCGTTGAAGGGTTCGTATTGGTTTCCGCATTTGCAAATTGATGTCATAATTTTATATCGCTTTCTACTTCGTTGCCCCACACATCCCAACCAGCATATTCATCATATCCAAAAAGATTTATGGGTCTTTCTCTTGCAAAAAGTTCTATTTTTGATTGTGTAGGAAACATAGCGGATATTCTTTCTCTAATAGTTTCCGGCTTTCTACTATGCTCTAAACGAGATGCAGATAAAAATTGATGTATATTTCTTAAACCTCTTGGCTGTGGTATTCTCCCCCTTTTTCCTACTAAACATAACTCACAACTTGAAAGAGTATAATACCCTGGGTTTGTCTTTATTTTGTGCCAAACAAACGCCACCGTCGCGTATTTAAATCCCCAAGATTTTAATACGTCTATCCCACTATCTAAAGACGGACTGACTGCCCATAAAAACAATAAACAATCTTCTTCGGCTATATTCACTACTGGCAGTTTTTTAATATCTTCCAGGGTCATTATCTTATAATGATGATGTTCTTTCTTATTGAGTCGAGATGTTTTTGCCAAAACTTCATTTCCTGTATATGGCCACGGCGGATCAGCATAAATTATCTGGTATTTTTTCATTGTGAGCATAGTTTCAAAACTGCTTCCCTGAACGATATTTTATCCCGCTTGCGAAGAAACTCTATGGCATCTCCCGAAGCATTACAGGCGAAACAGTAGTAGTGGTCTGGATATATTGCGAAAGACGGATTTTTGTCCCCACCCTCCTGAAAGGGGCAGTTGGTAACGATTACTCTACCCGACCTTTCAATTCCCATAATCTCTGCTATTGAGGATTGGTTTGCTCTCGAAATCATTTCTTTTGAAATCCAACCCTTTGGCTTTTCCGTCAAAAATCTTAAATCCCAGCGCAGTTTTTTAACCTCTTTCCACATCTGCTGTTTCTCAAGTTCTTTAATTCGGGTTTTCAGATACTCTGCCCTTCTCCATGTCGCCCAATCCTGCATTGCCTCTGCCCCATCTCCGAAGAAATCTTTGAGGGTGTAAGAGGCCGGGCGATACAACCTCTTCTCATTCGCAAGAACATCATCGATATCCTGCGCGACAACCTCCAGCAATTCCATATCATCATCAGAATAAACTTTGCCGAGAATGTGTAGCCAACCATTCATTCCATAAAAACCCATTGCCAAATTGTACGCCTGTTGTCTTGTCATCGTAAGTCCTTTTTAAGTATTAACTTCCCTCGCGCTTTAACCCAGAGAAAGCGAAGGATAAGTCCTTCCTGGATAAACTTAAGCTGTTCTTTTAACTTTCCCCTATAAACTTCCTCTGGCAAAAGATAATGAGGTTGTTCAACAATCCCTCCGTCCCTGTATTGGGTTCCGATAATAAACTTAATTCTCCCCGTTCGTTTTTCGTAATCGTCTAGTTGGTATGTCATTTGAAAATATCTTCGGGATTTATCCCCCTATCAATATCTTGCTCGACCTTTTTATCTATTTCAATAAACACTCCATTCTCAAAAACTACATCGAACTTGCCCTGTATTCCTGTGCGCCTGTTTTTGGTAACTTTGATGGTGGCAAGGTTATCTGTTTCGTTTAAGTCCCGATAGGACTTCCTGTTCCTTCCCTTGCCTTCTTCATTTGGTTTCCGCCATATCGCTATTACGCCATCAACTTCTCCTGACGTGAGTTGGCTGTCCCGAATGTCGTCGTGGTGGGGTTCCCAATCTGCGGTTACGTTCCCTACCTTTGCCATGTGTGAAACGAGGAAAATAACGGCTCCTGTAAGATTGCAAAATGTTTTTAATTTTCTTACCAACGCCCCGATTTCCAAAGAAACGTTTTTGGATTGCACCAAGTCAAAGAGGTAGTGCAGGTGGTCTATGAAAATAACTTTCACTTGATACTTCAACATTGATTCAACCATTCTCTCTTTCAACCACTCGAAGTCATGGTTTTTTCTTTTGAGAGGAAGGTAGAATAGCGGGGTGGGTTCGTTGAACTTTTTTATGAACTGCCTGTCGGGGACTTCGAAATTAAACCAAAGAGATCGTATATCTTTTTCACCGAATTGGTTTGAGATGTTTTGCAAAAGACTTGTCTTGCCACATCCCGTTGGGCCGGTAACAACCCACGTCTCCCCCTCTGCAAACCCTCCGGTAATCCTTTGAAGTGCGGGAATGTTTACAGAAAAGGTATTGGGTTCGGGTATGTTTTTTAGGGCTTCGATAAACTCGTGAGAGGAAACAACCCTGTCATCTCCCTGATATTGTCTAAGGTCTTTTTTCATGTTGGTAAAACATTCTCTATTATCCACTGAACACATTGAGGCACACATCCATTACCGCACATCTTATATCTTTGAGAATCGGAGAGTTCAATCTTTTCTCCTTTTTCGTTGATGCCATATTTCGTATGATTGTCCGGCCAGCCCATTAACCGTTCACATTCTAGCGGGGTGAGCCGTCTTATTTGTTCGTTAATCATGTAAGTATCCCAAGTATGTTTATTGTCCATTGAACGCCCCCCCCCTGTTCGTTGTCTTTCTTTTTGGGTTTCGTGCAGAGGTGTGCATGTTAAGAATCAATCGGTTGTCTTTCTCGACTTTTGTAATAGTGTTTGAAATTCCATCATCTCGTATCTCCAAAATCTGTTCCGCTTTTCCATTTTTATATCTTCCTCTTTCTGCCGCTATCATCGGGATATGTCGCCCCCCCCCCTGCTGTTGGAATGGTTGGGCTGATTCCGGCGGTGTCGTATCGCCTGTTTGCTTGCCCTGCTCCATGTTCAAGGTTCTGAATATCTTTTCGGTTTGTGCTTGGCTCAAAAAATACTTCTTTGGGACTTCCTTCTCTAGTACCGACGACAAAGATGCGCTCTCGGTTTTGGGGGATACCGAAGTCTTTGGCGTTGAGAACTTGCCACCAGAGAGAATACCCTTCTTCGGAAAATGCAACGAGAATGTTGGCAAAGTCCCATCCATTTCTGCTAGACAACAATCCTTTAACATTTTCAAAGATAAAATGTTTTGGTTGTTTTTCATGGAGGCAACGGATAAACTCCCAAACAAGTCGGGACTTGCTCCCCACAATTCCTTCACGCTTTCCGGCAATGCTGAAGTTTTGGCAAGGACTTCCACCTGTAAGCATATCAAAGTCGGGTACTCCGCTCCATTGAATTTTGCTAATGTCCCCATAGTTTTTGATATTAGGTTTGTGATATTTATGAACCATCGAAGCGTACTTGTCCCACTCGCTGTACCCCACAAGCTCCCAGTCTTTAGGGAATAGAAGTTCCATTCCTCCTACGCCCGAAAAGGTGCTAAAGTATTTCATTGATTCTGAAGCCACCTATTCATCGCGTCCGATCCTGTTGCTACTTGAGGACGGATGGAAAGAGGGTTTTTGTTTTTTGACTGTTCTTCAACGAAACGCTCTGCGGCTTCGCCTATTTTGACCATTGAGAAACCTGCTTTCAGTAATGCGGCTATGTTTTTTTGGACTATCATCCGTTCTGTTTTGTTCACATAGGGGGCGGGAACCCCGTATCGCCCACATATCTTTGGAAACCAATCAATGAACTTAGCAGTGTTCTCTTTTTCCTCAATTTGCTTCCGACCTTTGGTTTGCTTCTGAAAACTGCGGGTGGGGATGGTATCCTCGTCCGGATCAAGGGAAAAATCCCCTATTTCTTTCTTTTCTCTTTTAACGGAACTTTTCTCTTTTCTTTCTTCTCCTAAAGCTTGAGAAGGAAGAGAAAATTCTTTTTTAGAATTTTCATTCTTTATCCTATCCTTATAGATATCTATATTGTGGGACGTTTCGTCCCTATCTATGGGGACGTTTCGTCCCTGTGATAGGGACGTTTCGTCCCTATCAGGGACATCTCTTGACATTCTAACTAAGACAACCGACGAGTACCATTTTGGAGTTGTTTTGAGGTGTTTAGTATCGTCGTTCTTTTCAACAAGTCCTTTTTCAATCAAGCGGTTTATCATTTTGTGTACGTTTCTCTTTTGGGCGTCAACATACTTCGCAAGAGTTTCTTTTGAGGCATAGCACCAACCCTGAATAGGACTTGATGGGTTGTTAGATAAATGGTAAATGGTGTCGGCAACAATGTATTCATTTGCCGTAATTCCAAGCTCCTTCTTTGCCCCGTGAAGAAGTAAGGTGTAGGTTAAAATTTCTTTTTCTTCTTTACTATTCTTCATATTATTTTTTTAACTTTTTCCAAGCCCAAGAAGGGTTAATAATTAAAAGATTTGGATTCCAGCTTATTGTTTCTAAACAAGGAAAATACTCTCTTGCTATTTTTACTATGATGCTTTGAATATGGTCTTTAATCTCTTTTTCTGTTCTGCAATCTAATGCACTTACGATAAATCTTCCGTGATATGCGGCATGACAATCAATACATATCCTAACCGTATCTTTTCCTCCAAACCTTTTTGGTATGGGATAGTGGTGATTATGGAAGTTGCTTTTTTCTTCGCCGCACCAAGGACACTTTTCAATTATACCCTCTTTGTTTTTCATAAAATAAAACCGAGCATTGTGGTAAGCTGTTGGCGCGGCTCTTTGAGAAGCCGTCCTACGGGCTGAACGCCTTTCGGAGAACAGCCCACCACAATAATCGGTTGTCTCAAAGATTTCGCCATAAAAGTTTTCTTACCTAAAGTATAACACAAAACCACCGGCGCGAAACCAGTGGTCTGTGGATATCTTTTTACAACTCGGACTGCATGATCTGGATATCTTCTCCGAGAAGGCATTGGCCGCGCATCTCACTGCTTCCGTTGTGCTGATGGATTATTATTTTGTAATGCACCACCCCCTCGGATACTCTATCTACACTGAACGTAACAGCAGGAGTTCGTGCCCTTACGAGAATGGGACAAGCTGGGTCGTGTCCCAACGAATCCCCCTCCTCGTTCCGGTGAAGCTCTTCGGAACACTCTTTGCAACGAATAAACTTTTCATGCGTTGGCATAGTTTAGTCAGCTAAACTCGGAGAACGAAAATAGAGGAACTCGGTTACTTTCGCCTTAGCAGTTCCATCCCCCTCCTCTTTCTTCTTTAGAGTTTTTAACTTTGTTTCCGCTTCGTTCACCTTCGATGAGTAGGAGTAGGTGTTTTTGGAAACTATGGTGAAGTTGCCAAAATCAGATTCTATTTTCTCCGCCCCCGACTTTTTAATCTCCTCAATTACTTTAGGTTTGAGAGCATTTTTCTCTTCTTCAAGAGCTTTGATATTTGAATCAAGCGTTGCATACTGGACGAATAATGACTTGTTCATATTTTGATAGTTATCTTTTCCGGCTTCCCGATATGCTTGAGCTTATTGATGGTCAAGTATAAAGTTTTAGCCGCGAGAAAAGCATTAAGTAATTCTCCGTCCGGGTTATGGACATCTTTAACCTCGAACGCACCGTCTTCTTTTCCAAGTCGCACGATAAACATTTGCTTCACGTCCGTATTCTCAAGATTCATCTCTTTCAATGCTTCTCTGTACCCTACGACTTGGAGGAAAAACTCCGGCCATATCCCATTGGACGACTTAATGTCAACGAGAGATAAAGTCCCATTCACCCACCCCACCAAATCAAGAGTTCCCGCGTACCCATGCTTCCGAGATACGACAGTTTTTTCGGTCAGTCTGGGGTAAAAGTCAATCTCTCTCGCCCAATCCGCAAATGCTTTGCAACAACTGGTAACTTCGGGAATAGGAAACTTCATCTTGCCGGAGATAAACTTTTTCTCCGGCTTCCCATTTTTTATCCAATCAGCAAGGAAATCACTGACTTCCGCATGAGCAAGAGTTCCAAACGCCGCAGCAGTTTCCTTCTTGTCTTTGTGCGCCCTCTTCGCTCTTGCCAGCAAATCCCTTACTTGCTCTAAGTTCATTGAGCCATTGGCTAAATCAACCTCATGCTTCTCAATCGCCTCGATAGCCAACTTCACCGCCCACGGAACGAGCGCTGGTTTTTCAATTATCGAAGTGCAAGAGGTTACGGATGGGTATGCGCGGTTGTCCTCTGGTATCCAATAATCTCTCTTGCCCTCGATTGTTTCGATTCTCTTAATGCTGGTTGTGTTTGTCATTAGATTTGGTGGAGATAGAATAAATATGCCACAAACCAACCAATCACAAATAAAGTTCCGAGAAAAATCGAACAAGCAACAACCCAAATGAAAACAAATTGAAAGAACTCTACGACTGGTCTTTCATCACTCGTTCCTTGCGATTCAACTATCGCCCTAGATAATATCGCCCTAGATAATCGCAAGCAACTTTTATGCCACTTCCCGTCCCTACACCCCGTACAATCTTCTTGTTTGATTTGGTTCATATATCCAATGCCTTTCTTAACGCCTCATCCATTGCATCTTCACCGGAAGGAGCGTCTAGGACAGGAGCATCGAGCTGGACAGTTTCCGCTTGCTCCTGAACCTGCTTAACCTTCTCCTGAAGTTTGGTGATGAGCGTTCCCGCTTCCTCGATGTTCAACTGCTTGAGGTGTTCTTTCTTGAAAGCAGATTTTATGAAGGCATGAGTTCTCGACCTTTCTTGGTCATCTCCTATCTGATTAGCCAGCACCATGACGTACTTGATTTGTTTCTCTGAAATAGGCGGAATACGATCTGAAATGCCGGGAACGTTAATCATGCCATATTCATTTACTTGCGTTTTAAGAGGCGTTCTTGCCGGAGGTGGTACATTACCCCTCGTTTGGGTCGGAACCCCCTGATTTATTGAAGTTTGGGGGGTGTTTTGGGGTGTCCTGGCGCCTACTGGGTCAGGTTGTGTTGGCAATTCAGATACATTTTGGTCTTCGAGGTCTTGAGTGAAGTAATCAGACAATGCCCCCATTCTCAAAACTGCGTCAAGTTGCGCTCGCTTCTCTGCCATCTTAATCGCATTGTTCGGAGTCCAGCCGTATGTACGCTCTGTCATCGTTGAAGATCCTCTGCCCTCCGCGATAAGAACTCCATTTGCCGAATACAACTTACAAACGAAGGCAATGAGCCCTGTCATTCCTTTTAACATTTCAAGGGTTTCAATATCTCTCTCAAACCTCGGACTAAGTTTGAAAAGAGAAACGAACTTCTCCGATCCGGATTTGAAAAGTACGTCCTTTGAGAAATGCGATTTTGTTTTGCAGGAGTTTCCGAAAGTACATTTGTCTTTTGACACGACGTGGATTGGACCGTAATCAACTCCGGCAACGAGATGCTTCGCAATGTACTCTTTCAGTATTTTCCTGCGAGCGGTTTCATCATCAACGTATCTCTGAAGAATATCCGGCGGGGGAGCAATAGCCAGTTCCTCCGGTGTCTGCGCGGGTCGTACCGCCATTGCCGCTTCTTTTCTATCGCTTGATTTTTCGTTTACCAGCAATCCTTCCTTCGGTTGTACTATGATTGGTTGATTCTTCGTTTTTCTTGGCATGAAGTTTATCAAACTGAACCCGTAAACTCTCAAGATACTTTTCCCTTTGGAAATCTTTCTTGGGAGTGGTGGGAATCCAGTTTCTTTTAGTTTTATTTAATCTTGTCATCCAACCCTTTTTCTGCATTCGCAGGAGAAGGGTGTGAACGGTTTGCACTGTAATCTTAAATTCTTTTGCGGCCTCTGTGTGGCCGGGGGAATAATCATTTTCTAAAATGTACTCATTCCAGTATTTCCACAACTCCCCCTCTCTTTTTGTAGTTGGTTTTATCATTTAATTTATTTAGCTGACTAAACTTCGACCTTTCTTATGAGTCATAATATAAGACAAACTATCATATGTCAAGGGGGGGGTTGTGAATAAAAAAAGCACCCATTATAGGGTGTTTTTCTGTTTTTTATAATTCTTTATGGTTTTGTAGTGCTTTAGATAATAGATGATAGTGGTTCGGTCTTTACCCATGAGCTTTGCTATTTTTCCGGGTCGCAGATTATGTTTGTGGTGAAGAGTTTTAGCTATTTCTACTTTACGCTCGACATTTTCTTTTGTTCGGCTCTTTATTTTTCTGCACGCCTCCGCTTCTTTGAGAGCATCCCCGATGTTATCGAGTTGTTCGGGGCTGATTGTGCTTCTTCCGTGTGGCGCGAAACCTCGCAAAGACATTGCAGAGAGAAGACTGATGGGGGTTCCGTAGTGATGTTCTGTGTTCTCAAAAATTTCTTTCCACGAAGCAGAGGGATTTTTTTTGTAGTATGCTCGGATGTTTTGCAGAACAACATTGCCTTTATTGATTCTCGGTATTTTGGCAAGTCCGCAATCACAACACTCATTGATATAAATTCTCTGGTGTTCTTTGCAAAATTTAGCTCCCCCATAAAGTGATTTTACTTCCGCCGTGCGTATGTTGTTTCGATAAATTTCCATTTCTTCATTATAGAACAAAAGAAAAATCCATACCCAAAATTGTGCATAACTCAAAAGTACATTTTTTGATATAATATCAATGAGGGCAAGTTACACCCATACAATTTTGTATTCAACTTGCACCCTCTAAAAAAACCCCTTACGGGGTCTTTTGTTTTATTTTTAGAATATCGGCCAACAGATTCGCGTTTCAAAATTCGTACACTCGATAAAATGATTCTCCCAGAGTAGGCGTGCAATGGTGGCATCAGCCCACCAGTGAGAAAGATTGCCCTTGCTCTTACTTAAAGTTTCCATAGTACAACGAATGTTATCTCGTGCATTATATTTATCGCCATCACAGAAAGCGTCCCAAGAGCTATCGATCCACTGATATACGCCGCTTGCTGTAGTAATTGGGTTCTGCGCTTTTTCGTTGAACTGACTTTCCCACTGTGCAAGGTCTACGGCAAGCAAACAGTTCACTTTATACTCCTTGCACATTTCCAAGATAAGTGTTTTAATGTCTTGATTTTGATACTCGTCTAACCTAACTTCGCTATTATGCGTTTCGGCTTCAGCTCTCAACTCAATCGGTGCGAATACTCCGTAGAGGGGCAACAAGATCAGAAAAACCGATGTTCCTATTCCGTATAATGCCAAGCGTTTTTGACGTTCGTCTTGACGCATGGCGCAGAGGGCGAAATCCCTGCGCCATAAGCCCAGACCTCTCTTCGGTAGGTAGGTAAAAATTTATATTAAGTTAAAGTTACAACAACACCGCGCACCTACCCACCGAAGAAGGGTCTATGCCCTTCTCTTTCCAAGTTTCGCGTATTTGCCAAGACCCATTTCCTGAAACCGTCGTGCTCTAACCCAGCCATCAAGCCATCGAACAAAACCCCAGACACCAAGAAGGCCAGAGGCGACAGCTTTAAGATTTTCTAAAAGTGGGCCGAGTTGCGTGGCCAGTTCGCCAAGTCCTTCCGAGGAAAGACCCACGCCAAACCAAAGCCCCACAGCAACCACTATTCCCACAAGCCCCTGCGCTCGTTTCGACAAACCCTCGCCAGAACTGGACAATAAAACATTTATCAATTTTTCCATATTTTTATCCCCTCTCATTAGAACTCCAACACGCATGAGGTGCCGACCTTCCCACTCTCACGCCCAATTTCATCTTTTGATAAATCATTAAAAGATTTTGATACATAATGAGCAGTCGAGTGAGGATGGTAAGGCGTTCTCGAATAACCGACACAACCAAATCCCTTGCCCAACTATCTGAAAGAAGAGTTCCGTAACAATCTCTTACGGCGACCGCTCTGTGTGGCAAGATATTATGTACCCTGACATCAACTTCTACGCCATCTACTTTCTTCAATGAATCCCATACTGACCCCTGCCTGAAAAGAATCGCCATTTCAAGAGATTTGAGAGTTTTCTCTTGAGCGAAAGTGGGGGCTTCTACATGACCGTTTCCTAGTTTAGTAAAGTTACCCGCGAGGCAAATAGAAACCGAATTGTGATTATAACCTGTTTGAGCGGCAGTCTCGGCCCCGATTTCTCTATACTGCTTCCACGATCCGTCTGCCCAGATGATGATATTGTATCCGATGTAAAAACCGAGAGTTGAAATGAAGTCCGGCCAGTTTTGCTTGTGTGCGCTGTCTATCTGTTTCTCCGTAAGTCCTTGCGTCTTGGCATAAGGATCGTTTGCAAATCCTCCTGCGTGATGAACAAAAAGATAGGTTATCTTCATGCCCGTATTATATCACGAAACCATTTGAGGAACTTTTTCCAGGTGGATAACTTTGTGGCCGGAAGAAGGTAGTATATTTTGGAAATTCCAAAATCAAAGAGGGGATCAAGGGGTTTTACAAAGGTGTCGTCATCAACATAAGAGTCATAAACTTTGTAGTTTTCTTCAGAGGAAGAAAGGAGCATTGTCCAATGTGTATCTCTTGATCCGGGGGGCTTAAAGTAAAGCCCATGTTCGTTCTTTGCCCATGCATATACCGAAACGCAAACAGTTCCCTTTGTAAGCGCTTCTTCTAACCTTTCCTTTTTTTCTATCGGAGAGAGATTTTGCGAATATGTCCAAACCCACTCGTGTTTTAGTTCATATTTATCAAAAAACTTCCGTCCCTCTGCAATTATTTCTTTTGTAAGAGGTTTTGGAGAATAGAACTCTTCCACGCTCTTTACGCTTTCGTTAAAAGGCAAAACCTCTTCAGGGACAAACCCCAGTTGCTTTCTGGCCGCTTCGGCTGCCCGATGTGGATCCGCACCAACGCTTGGATTTGTATCGCTAGCTATTGCTAAAGCTCTTTCTGAAAAATTATACATAGGATATTTCTCTTGCGTGTTTTTTCTGATTGCACGGCAAGCATAGTGGTTGGATATTTTCTATATAGTTTGAGCCACATTTAGATATAGGTTTTATATGATCAACTGATAACTTGATTTCTGGCTCTTGTTTTTTGCATCTTAAACAGGTAAAGTTATGCTTTCTTTTAAGCTCCTCCCACTCTTTTAACGTGTGTCCTCCAACCGCTCCCTTTAATCTCGCCCTTCTTGCTATAACACTATTTATTCCCCCCTTCCAATTATGATGTTTTTCCCCAGAAAGATGTCCTTTTGAAAAAGATGTGTGCTCACGAGAACACGTCAAAGAACAGTATTTCGCTCCTCGGTGATTAAAGGTTTTTCTTTCAACTATAAAAAACTCGTTGCAATTTTCACACCCTAACCCCACATAAGAACAGTCAGCGCACCACTTATAAGTGCCATCAACTGTGGCGTTATAAACCTTTTTACAAACCTCACAAGGCCTCTTGTTTCTTTCTCTTTTATACAGCTTCATTGTTTCTTTTCTTTTTTCTCCGCACCATGCCCCACCCTTATAGTTCCAATGGTTTTTACTGGTTTTGTCCATACTTAAAGTATAACAAAGTTTCTATAGCATTGTTAGTTGCAAAACTAACACAAGAGTTGGTTTCGTAAGTAATGCTCTGTCTTTCTCCTTTCGGAATATAAGGCAACCAATCCCCCGAGGGGTTTATAATCTCTCCGGCAACACCAAGACCGCCGAACACAAAGTTATCTTCGGTGATTACCGGCTCCACAAAGCCGAAAGATTTTACTTTCTTTACGTTTTTCATTGATTTGCTTACAAACTTATAGAAGGAACTTTTATTTTCATGCTTGGTATATTTACGTTTGTGCCTTGATTTTTAAGGTCTATTGAAGGTATGTTGAGCTTTAGTCCCCCAGATTTTTTCTCGTCTTGCAACGCCCCCCGAAGCAGTTGCTCTGCTTGTACTGAACCGGGAATACCAAGCAACATACCACTTGAACCCAAAAATTCCGTAAATCCTCTTAGTTTTGCCTTCTCGCTTTTCGACACAATAACTCTATTTAACCCATTTACTAGACCCTTTGGAACATCGAGTATAGGAAACATCTCTCCACCATACAAAGCCATGCCGACTGTATTGCCAAGAAACGGCACATTTCCTGTCATTTCGTAGATAAATCCTTGCTGTAAGTCATCCATTGGGGTATCCTCGTCCTCTCTGCCGGTTATGAAGTCTTGCACCTTGTTTACTCCAAGACGTATTCCTGAACTAGCAAGCGCGGCCATAATGATAGCGAAAAATATCGGTATACCCTTTTTGGGGTCTTTGGTGTTTACGCCCGCTCTTATTGCGTCGTGCCTGATGCGGCTCCATCGGGTAAGGAGAAAGTTTTGAAACTGAAGTGCCGCCCTGTCAACAGAACGATTACCTGTTAAGGCACCACGAGAAACAGCAAGAGGAACGTCCTTAAATGAACCCGACGACTGTGTTCTCCGTACTACTAACTGGGCGTAAGCAAGAGCTTCTGGGTCGTAGTTGTTAAAATCAATTTCTTTTCCAAGCTCTATCATTTTACGCTCATAAGCTCCTGCGGCTATAGCTCCTGCGGTCATTTGGTCTAATGTCTGCATGGGTATAAACCCTTTGCGCTGGATTTCTTCCATCCAGTTATCATTTGTTAGTTCCCTCAATGCGAACTCGCCGCCTAAGCGGTTTGATATTTCGGGCATATTCAAAACAAAAGCACGCCACTCTTTGCTGGTAACAAAATTTGTAAATCCTTTCGTTCCATACCCTACTCCAATAAATCCCATGCCGTCTATAAGAGCTGTCGGCTGTATCGCTACTGTTGAGAGTTTAAGTCCAAGGATGCCTATGCCGACATTCTTTCTAAGTGTATCGAGCACTGCTATATTCTGCGCTCCTGATGCTCCTCCTTTTCTCGCTATAACATCTACCCACTCGCGAACCATAAGCTGTCCTACCTCTCCGACAAGTTCTGCGTATTCAGGGGATGCCGCGAGTTCACCAAGCATTTTAGAAGTTTCGCCAACCTCTAAGAGATAGGACGTGTTATCGGTGTGCTGAATAAAAACATCGAGGGCGTTTATCTTAATCTTCTGTTCTCCCCCCACGCGAGTCTTAACAAATCCCGCCTCTACATTTTTTTTGGGTACTCCGAATTGTTCTGGGGTTTGCGAGCCAAAGCGGGTGAACAACTCGCTATCATCCATTGCTTTGAAATCAGTCATGAACGAGAAGTAATTTTTGACTTTCTCAACGGGTTGGTTGTAGACGAGGCGCATGATTTCTTTTATTTCAAGAAACTGGGAATCGAACGTAGAGCGCATAAGGTTAAGAACCTCTTGTTCTTCTTTAGAAAGCGTTACTGCATTCACAGTATCTTCCGTAAAGCCGGAAGCAATTAGTTTTTCCATTCCCCCATCTTGTTCTCGCGCCGCAACAACGCCCATGCGCTCAAAGTTTGTGTCCTCAAGTTTGTACTTTGTAGCAAGGTCTATAACGGGTTCTTGGAGCGCGGCTTTTCTGGTGATATACTTTCCGTATCCTGCGTCTACCCGTGCCTTAAAGTGTCGGAAGTTCGCTCCGTTATAAAGCCCATTCCCTCCGTCGAGTAGGTCAAAGATAACGTCCATTGGCAAGATGGCTTTATCTATTCTTGCGGCTTGGTTGGAAATAGACCACACAAGGTTCTTAAACTTTTGAGTGATAGTAAGGCGTTCCCCGATCTCCGGCCTAAGAAGTTCTATCTTTTGAATTGGCTTGGCTCCTTGTAGAGAAATCTCCTCGTATATCTTTTCTTTCTGTGAGTCCCAAATGTTTCTAAGACTGCCCAGCTTTGTCCTTCCGAGAGTTTCCAAAAGCTCCATTTCTGCTTTCAGACCATTAAGCTGGTTTATGGTTATCTGCTCAAAAGGAGTACGGTTAAGAAGTTCAAGGGCTTTCAAAACACGCTTGGGCATTTCTACGTCATTGCCCTTTGCCGCTTCGCTTTGCAAAAACTCTTGCGTTTTCTTTAATCTTTCAAGCGTACTCTCTCTTTGTCCTTTGAGGTTAAAATCCCCCATCAGCTCTTTTACTTTGGCCTTGTAATCAATGGCAATAGAGGGAGAATCCATTATGTTCTTTTGTAGTTTCAGGATTTCATTTCTTATCTCTTTCTTTGCTGAATCCTCGGCCCAGCGAAGAATACGTGCAAATGCTTTAGTGAGGTCTCTTGAGTTTTTAGCATCTCTCACAAGAGAGAGTGCCTTACCTCTGTCGGCCGGGTCAAGAATATCTTTAGCAAGGTCAACTATATCGTTCTTTACGCGCTGACTTAACCCGGCGGCATTTTGAAGCTGTGCTATGATTGCGTCTTTTCTTGCGCGAATCTCAATGCCCCCCCTAAGGGATTTAAGTTGCTCTTTTCTTACTGCTTTTTCCTGTCGGGCTTCGGCTATGTTCTCGGCTTTTGCTTCGCCCACTTTCTGTCCGGCTCTAGCGCCCCTTCTTGCGATAACTCCTTCTGCTTGTAGCTTCTTTTTAAGGAAGGTTGACTCTCTGCCCCGTTGTGATATAATAGGACTTAATGCTTTACTTTCTATTTGTCGTTGTATTGGTGATCTGGGCGATAGGAATTGCTCTGGGGTCTTAGCCCCCACCCCATCCCACTCTGCTTTTAGTTGGGAGCGGGTTTTGACCTTATCTGTGTTCCATATAAACAAACTGTCGGGACTTCCTACACTATCGGCTTCCCATACTTTGATTCCGTCATACCCCCTTGCTTTAGCGGCTTTTATAATTGAAGGTATGTTGTCATTCATTCCGTAGTTCACAAACCCATCGTCAAGGGATTCTGTTAGTGTTTTTATGTCCTTTGGGTTATTTTTCAGTTTTAGGGCGTCTTGTATCACGAGTTTCATTTCTGGCGTATCTGAACTAACTATTTTCGCCCCAGATATATCGTATGCCTTTTTTGCTTTACCTAACTCTTGGAGGTCAAAGTAGGTTGAACCACCCTCACCAGAAGTAAAATAAGCACCGCCCTTTTGTATTTCACCTTGTCTCAAAACTATATTCCCCTTCTGCCTCTTCACCCACTCATCAAAAGACTGACCAGATGCTTTGGCTTTG